TTTAATTTCCTTTCTAAAGGTAGTTGGGGGATTTCTCCCCCACTTGTTATTACTGCTGTCTAAGAACTTGATCTATCAAATTATCCATCGCATAATTAAAACGATAATCTATTGTATCTTCAGATACTTTAAAATCTGTTCCTTTTATGCCAGATAATATAGCTTCTCTAAAAGCAGTTGCTGTTTTGTCTGATACTTCTGCCTTTATTTCTTCTACTTTAGCTTCTGTTAATTCCATTTTTATTTCCTTTCTTTCTTGCTTTCGCAGACCTTTCGGTTTCGGGTGGGGAGCAACCCCACCACTCATCAGTGCGAATTAAGGCCAATAAAGTGTTACACCATCATCTCTTATAAAATCGAAAAAAATATCTACTGCTTCATCTGCTTCTGGGGAAACTTTTTTACCATGATGATGAGCCAACCGAACTTTTTCCATCATAACTTCCATTGCCCACTGTATCTTACCTACTGTAAGGCTATCACTATCCTCTGATAAATCTCTTATATCCATTTTATATTTCCTTTCTTAATAACTTCCATTGCTGTCTTACTTTTGCTTTATGACGCTTTAGCTGTGCTTTCTTTTGAGCTTTTGAGGTTGATTCTACATTAATTGTTTTAACTTTCACTTTCTTTCCTTTCTTATCGCCTTATACATATTAATATAACAGGTTTCTCAAAGATGTCAACCCTAAAAATAAACTTTTTTTATTTCTTTTTAAAAACAATAACATAAACAAATTTAGTTGGATGCTTGCTTTTCAGAAATAAAGTGTTATCTTTTTATTATTGCAAATAACAGGAGTTTGTTATGAACAGAACGCAATTTAGTAAGTTGCTTGTAGGCAACAAAAAGAAGAAAAAGAAAAAAGGTAAGAAAAAGAAAGGATATTGATGTCAGACGATGAAAAAAATGTTGTTGTTCATGTAACTGGCGTATCCATGTCAGGAGGTGTGAGAAATGACAATATCAGATCTTCTTCAGAAGATAAAAAAGAATCTGGAGGAGAAAAGGCTAGAGATAGCCGAAGCAATGATTGAAGGTCGGCTATCCGATTTTGAATCATACCAAAAGCACGTTGGTATTGCAGAGGGATTAATACAAGCCTCTGAAATTATCAATGAAACAATGAAAAAATTAGATAAAGAGGATGAATGAACCATGTCTCATCAACATGAATACAAAGACGAATCAACAGATTCCACTATAACGACTAAAGAACTACCGACTCCACTAAACTGGAAAGTTCTAGTTCAACCCCATCAAGCACAAATGAAAACAAAAGGTGGATTGCATTTACCTTCTGTGTCTAAGGATAATGAGGAGTATTTAACTGCTCATGGTCGTGTAGCAAAAATGGGAGAGCTTGCTTTTCGGGATCGGGATACTGGAGATAAGTGGAAAATGGAACAAACCCCAAAAATCGGGGATAGAGTTACTTATGGCAAATATGCAGGTCAGAAAGTAACAGTTAATGGGGTAAGGCTACTCTTGCTGAATGACGATGAGTTAACGTCTATTTTGCCAGATGAAGTCGATGTTACCTCTTACATAGCGACATAACTTGGAGAACGCTACCATGCAGAAACAAGAAGAAGTAATTAATGAAATTGAAGAAGAAATTAAAAAATCCAAAGCAGATCCTGAAGATTTTCAAATTGAAATAACTGACGATCCGAAGGAAGAAGCCCAAGACGTTGCTGAGGAAAACAAAGAAGCTGAAGAGCAGAAAGCAAAAGAAGATGAAGATCCTAATTATGGAGAGAAGGTCCAGAAAAGGATTAAAAAACTTGTCGATCAGCGTAGAGAAGCTGAATTACAGGCAAAGCAAATGCAAGAACAGAATGCCCAGTTAAATGCAAGGCTTTCTCGTTTGGAGCAAGGTGCGAATAAAAGCACTGAACAGGCGTTTAATCAGAGGTATGCCCAGACAAAAGCAGCCTTGGAAAAGGCCGTTGAGGAAGGTGATACGAAAGCTCAAGTTAATTTTTCTGAGCAATTGGCTGACATGCGTGCAGCTATTAGAGTTGCACAATTGCAACGTCAACAGCAAGCACAACAATCAGCATCACCAACAGTAGGCAGAGCACAACAGACAGCACAAAACCCTGCTCCACCAAGAGCTATGGACTGGTGGCAGAAAAATAGATGGTTTAATTCGTCTGGTTTTGAAAGAGAAACGGCTGCAGCTAGGTCAATAGATGTACAATTAGATTTAGAGGGTTATGATAAAAATTCGGGAGAATATTACGAAGTTTTAAATAATCGTTTACACCAGATGTTTCCTGAGTTAGTATCAGGCACAAGTCCGACTAAGACTAAGGCAAAAAGTAGACAACCAGTTGCACCAACTACAGGTGGCTCGTCTTATAAGGGCAGTAACAGAGTACGCATGTCTCAAGAACAACTTAAAATGGCTAGGGAACTTGGTATAACAGATGAAGCAGGACTTAAACGATACGAGTCTGAAATCAAGAAACAGCAAAGGAACTAGTTATGGTTGAGAAAAGAAATGTGCGTGCGAATGAAACTAGAAACTCCATGCGTGATGAGCAAGCACGCCCAGATACTGCATGGAAACCACCATCATTGTTGGATGCTCCAGAACCTCGCCCTGGATATACCCAACGATGGATAGCTACCTCGATTCAGGGTAAAGAAACTCCAGACAATGTATACAAACGTATGCGTGAAGGATGGAGTCCACGCTCTGCCGACAGTGTGAAGGATCAGTTGTTTCCAACTATCAATCATGGACAGTGGGCAGGATCGATTGGAATTGAAGGCATGTTGCTTTGTGAAATGCCTATTGAAAAACACAAAGCAATGAAGGCTTACTACAATAATAGGAGTGTAGAAGCGAACGAATCAATTGCAGGAGATCTTGATGCGTTAGGGCGAACAACTGGACAACCTATCTTTCAAGATAGGAAGTCTTCAAACAGCCGTGGTAGGGATCTCTCTGCTATGGATGATTAACTTTACGCTGAAAGGAGCGAAAAATGGCTAATGTAGATGCAGCCTTTGGGTTTGTCCCAGTTCGCCATATGAGTGGTAATGTACCAAGAGCTAATAAGTACACGCTTGCTAGTGGGCTTGCAGAGAATATCTTTACAGGTGATCTTTGTATTCTCATTAACACTGGGCTTTTAACTCCACATACTGCAACAGAAACCAATAATATCGGTGTCTTTGCAGGATGTTCATATACTGCCTCAGATGGTTCATATGTTTATAGTCAGTATTGGCCGACAGGTACTACTGCTACAAATATTATCGCATACATATATGACGATCCATATATTGTATATAAAGTACAGTCAGCAGGAACAACTGCTCAGACGAACATTGGTAATTGTGCTGATGTAAGTGCTGGTGCAGGTTCAACAACGACTGGTCAATCAGGTTTTGAAATTTCAGGCACTATGGCAGCAGGTACTGCCACCTGTAAAATCATTGGACTCTGGGAATCACCAGACAATGCTTTCGGAGCCAACGCTATCATGGAAGTGCTGATTAATGAGCACATTCTAAAAGATGGTGCAGGTATATAGGAGGGTATGAAAAATGGCGATGAATAGAGCACAATTTGCTAAAACCTTAGAGCCAGGACTAAATACTCTTTTTGGTCTTGAATACGACACTTATCCTGCTGAATGGCAAGCAGTATTTTCTTCAAACACTTCTAATAAAGCTTTTGAAGAGGATGTATTGCTACAAGGATTTGGGTCAGCTCCAACTAAAGATGAAGGTGCTTCAATTAGTTATGATACAGGTAGCCAACAATGGACTGCTAGATATCAGCATGAAACAATTGCTTTGGCATTCTCAATTACTGAGGAAGCTGAAGAAGATGGTCAGTATGGCTCAATTGCTTCACGTTATACTAAGGCACTTGCACGCTCAATGTCTTCTACTAAGGAGATTAAAGCTGCAAACATCTTAAATAACTCTCAGACTGCTGGTTACACTGGTGGAGATGGTGTTGTACTTCTAAGTGCATCTCACCCAACCACTAATGGCAATCAGTCTAATGTCTTGGCAACTGCCGCAGACTTATCTGAAACTTCACTAGAGTCAATTCTTATCAACATTGCTGATATGAAAGATGATCGTGGACTGAGGATTGCTGCACAAGGTACACAGTTGGTAATTCCGACTGCTTATACCTTTACTGCCGAAAGACTATTAGAGTCTCAGTTGAGAACTGGAACAGCAGACAATGACATCAATGCTATTAAATCGGGTGGTTATTTACCTAAAGGATATCATGTGATGAGGCGTTTGACTGATTCGGATGCATTCTTTGTTACAACTGACGTTCCTGATGGATTGAAAATGTTCCAAAGAAGCCCAATGAAAAAGGGCATGGAAGGTGACTTTGAGACTGGAAATGTACGTTATAAAGTTCGGGAGAGATATTCTTTCGGTTGGACTGATTGGCGTGGCGTTTTCGGTACTGAAGGAGCTGCTTAATAAAATATGGGGGAGGGTGAAAACTCTCCTCCTTATCAACTTGACAGCGAAAGCTGACACTGGCCACGACAAGGAGATATTACATGGCTAATACAACTTTTACAGGAGCAGTTCGCTCCGAAAATGGCTTTAAAGTCGTTTCTAAAAATGCTACAACAGGTGCTTATACCGATGTTGCTAGTATTGCGTCAACAGGTATTGTTACAAATAAATATGTTAAGCATGTTGGCTTTGCTACAGGTGTAACAGTAAACACTACAGCAGGGGATAGTCCTGCCATTGGCGAGTTCACTCAACCTGCTAATACTATTATTACAGATATCAAAATTCTTTGTGTAACTGCTCCTGTAATTGGAACAGGTGATATTGGGTATGAAGTTGGTACATCTAGCTCTGGTGCTCAAATTGTTGCTGCTGTAACAGATGAGATCTTAGATGGTGGTACAACAGTTGTTCTGGGCAATGTAACGACTACATCACTTGTAGCACAGACGCAAAGTGCGACAACTGCACCTGCTTCTGCTCAGTACACAGCAGCAGAAAGAACAATATATTGTAATATTACAAATACTGTTGATGCTACAACTGCTGGATCTTTTACTTTTATTATTGAGTATGTTCAGTTTGCATAATTAATTGGGTGGGGAAACCCCCCACCTAAATTTAGGAGAAATTAATGGCAGATCTTACAACGTCAACGAAAATTTCAGAAAGTTCTCGTGAAGTTATTTATGCTTTCCAATATCAATATGTTGACACAGGAAATGAAAGTGCAGTTCTTAAAATAGATGTCTCAGGTTTAACGGCAGACGCTGATGGGAATGCCTGTACAGGAATTAGAATAGTAGAATGTTGGTGGGTGATTAATGCTATGACTGTTGAAGTCTTGGCAGATGCTGACACAGATATTATAATTTTACATCTTGATGAAGGGCAGTCTGGTTATCAGGACTTCTCTAGATTTGGTGGCCTACCGACAAGCTCTTCTTATGGCTCTAGTGGGACTGGTGATATTAAATTTACCACAACAGGAGCAGGGGCAGCAGGAGATGCTTACCAAATTGTTATTAGAGGGATTAAACAGTATTAATGGCAACGTCTGGAACAGTAACATTTAGACCTAATGTAGAGGAGATAATTGCTGAAGCTTATGAAAGGTGTGGGCTTAATGCTGAAACTCGCACTGGCTATCAAGCTGTTTCTGCTCGTAGGAGTTTAAATTTATTATTTTCCGAATGGGCGAATAGAGGGATTAATTACTGGGCAGTTTCTCAGAATACATTAACTTTATCGGATGGGACAACATCGTATGCTTTACCAGCAGGAACGATTGATATTATTGATGCAGTGATAAGAGAAAACTCTACCGATCAAACTATTAATAGAGTTACTATTTCTGAATACAATCAAATCCCTAATAAAACAACTGAGGGAAAACCAAGTCAATATATGATTGACAAGCAATATACTCCAACAGTTTATTTTTGGAATGTCCCTGATAAAACGTATACTATGGTTTATTGGGCAGTAAATCAACTTGATGACGTTTCTGCTTCTAATGAAGACGCAGACGTTCCTTATAGGTGGAGTGATTGTATTTGTGCAGGGTTGGCAAGCAAACTATCCCTTAAATTTGCTCCAGAAAAGTTTCAAATATTAAATGAAATGTATGAAAGGGCTTTTAACTTCGCAGCCTCTTCAGATAATGATGGTGTCAGCTTGAGGATTCAACCGACAGCGTTGAATTTGGTTTAATATGGCGAGATATGCTTCAGGGATTCACTCAAAAGCAATATGTGATATAAGTGGTTTTGAAATACCTTACAAGGAGCTTAGAACAACTTGGAAAGGGTTGAGAGTAAGTCCTGAAGAATTTGATCCTAAGCAACCTCAGTTAACTCCAGTTAAAAACATTAAGGTAACAACTGGTTTGTTTAAAGCTAGACCAGACAATGATTCCGAATCAGTTGTTTTTAAAGTGGGTTATAATTACAATATATTTTTAGACAGAAACCAGATGAAAAGTATCGGGATTTCCACTGTTGGAAGTATAGGGTTTGTTTCAGTGGTGATTGAATAATGCCAAGGTATGCAAAAGGAACGAAATCTTATGGTATAAGTGATAGGGGAGGGCAAAGAGTCCCTTATCCTCAGCTTAAAACCACTTGGGATGGATTGCGTGTTGCTCCTGATGAATGGGAACCAAAACATCCTCAGCTTACCCCTGCTAAAAATGTAATAGATGCCCAACAACTTTTTAAACCAAGGTCTACTGGGCAGAAGCGTGAAGACGCTATTATATATGTAGGTTATTCTTTTGATCCTTTTTTGCCGATACAGGAAAGAACGCCAGTAGGATGTCCTGGGCATGGTGGTGTAGGATTAATAGATAGAGTAGATTTTGAAAGTTATCCTGAAGTAACAGGCTTGGCAGGAACAGGAGCAATTGGCACTGAAACATTTGAACTTTCTATCGATGAAGCTGGTGTCGCAGGTACTGGTGGTGTAGGCGTTGAAGTGCCAGCCGTATTTGTAACTGGTGCATCAGGTGGAGGGGGTACAGGAAGGGTTGGCCTTGAAGCACTTAATCTTTCTATTAATGAAGCTGGTGTTGCAGGTACTGGTGGTGTTGGCACAGAATCTGTGATAATAACTTTGACTGAAGCTGGTGTCGCAGGTACTGGTGGTGTTGGCACAGAATCTGTGACAGTAAATCAAGAATGGGGTTCTGGCTCTTGGAATGATGGAACTTGGGGTAATTAGATGAGTTATTCAACATTAAAAACTAACATACAGAACTTTTTAGAAGATGATTCCACTGAATTGTCTAATTCTATTGATCAAATTATTAATCAAGCTGAAAAACTTGTTTTTCAGAGGTTACCTAATCTACCTTGCTATAGAAAAATTACGACTGGAACTTTGGTTGTCGGAACTGCTGATTACACAGTTGCTTCAGCAAGAATGATTCGGCAAGTATCAGTTACTTCAAGTAGCAATGTGATTTATTTGGATCACAGAATTGATTCATATTTAAGGGATTATTGGCCAAATTCCAGCACGACTGGAACACCGATAATGTATTCAACTAAAAATGCAGGGACTTCAGGAACTGTTGTGACTTTGGCTCCTACTCCAAGTGCAACTCTTGCATATCAAGTTGATTATATCGCTCCAGAGACTGGTTTGAGTTCTAGTAACACTAGTAGTTGGGTTGATTCAAATGCGAATGAAGTTTTATTGGCTGCAGCACTTTATGAAACTAGTGCTTTCCTTAAAGCTCCAGAAACGCTAAAACTATATAAGACACAATTTGATGAAGCTGTTCAATTGTTTTCCCAAGAAATGGGAAGGGATTATTCAGCAGAATACAACGGAGGTATTTAATTATGGCTATAACTCAAGCAATGTGTACATTGTTTAAAAAAGATCTGTTGTTAGGTGATCATCACTTAGATTCAGATACAATTCATATCGCACTTTATACAAGTTCAGCAACACTAAGTGCAGCAACAGATGGATACATAACATCTAATGAAGTTGCGAATGGAAATGGATACACCACCGCAGGTGTTGCTCTTTCAAGTAAATCGGTTGATGAAAACAGTACAAGTGGAGTTTTTGATGCTGCTGATCCAGAATGGACTTCAGCAACATTTACAGCAAGAGGTGCATTGATTTATAACAAAACATTAGGAGATGCTTCATCAAACGCTAGGGGTGCAATTGCAGTTTTAGATTTTGGTGGAGATTTCACAGTTGCAGGAGGAACTTTTAAAATTGTTTTCCCTGCAGCGACTGCTTCAAACGCAATAGTAAGGATCGATTGATATGACTATTACCTATGTAAATGATTTAAGGCTTTCTGAAATGGCCACTGGTGATAACTCAGGTACATGGGGTACAGTCACCAATACGAACTTAGAGCTAGTTGGAGATGCGTTAGGGTATGGCACTGAAGCCATAACGACAAATGCTGATACACATGCATCAACAATTGCAGATGGAAGTGCAGACGCAGCTAGAGCTATGTACATTAAGTACACAGGTACTTTAGATTCAACTTGTACAATAACAATAGGACCAAACACGATTAGTCGTGTGCATATGATTGAAAATGCAACTTCTGGTTCTCAAGATATTATAATTAAACAAGGCACTGGTGCTACAATCACTATACCGAATGGTCATGCAAAAATGGTTTATTTGGATGGAGCAGGGTCAGGGGCAGCAGTTACAGATGCGTTAGCTGATTTAAATGTTCCTAGTTTATATATTAAAAACCCTAACACTGGGGATGATAGTACAGCAGAATTGTATCTTCAAACAACCGAAGCCGATATCGCTGCTAATGATGTTATAGGGAAAATAAATTTCCAAGCACCTAATGAGAGTACAGGCACAGATGCTATACTTGTAAGTGCTGCAATACAAGCCGTATCAGAAGGTGATTTTAGTTCTTCAAGTAACGCTACAAGTTTGCAGTTTATGACAGGATCAAGTGAAGCTGCTGCAACTAAGATGACCCTAAGTTCCGCAGGTGCGTTAAATGTAACAGGTGTAGTTACAGCCAACGCAGGGGTTGTTGTAGACAACATAACTATTGATGGAAATGACATATCTACAACTAACAGTAATGGTGCTTTAACCATAACGCCAAATGGCACTGGTGATTTACAAGTAAATTCTGACAGAATAAAAGTAGTTGCCACTGAAGGTGAATCTGCCGCTATAATGTTAGCAGCGGATGAGCAAGATGATGGTGGAGATTCTTGGAACATAATAGCAAATACTGACAATACTTTTGCTATTCAAAACGATGTTAGTGGTTCAGGAGATGTAACACACTTTTCCATTACACCTCACGCTACTGTCACAAGTTCTACTGTTGCTATCGCAGGGGGTGTCACGGTTGGTGGTAATTCCACTTTTGGTGGTGATGTTGTTGTTACCCCAGACAATGATGGAGTGCGAATTACTAGTACGAATTACGCAGTATTGAGACTAGAAGAAAATGATACCACAGATGTAAATACTAGCTTGTGGAACAGTGGGGGTGACTTTGTTATTACGACATCAAATGATGCTCGTTCTTCTACCACAGATAGATTTAGGTTAGATCACGCTACAGGAGACATTAGTTTCTATGAGGACACAGGCTCGACTCAAAAATTCTTTTGGGATGCGAGTGCAGAGGCCCTAGGTATTGGTACTACAACACCGAATAATACATTAGATGTGAATGGTGGAATTGTTTGTTCTCCAAACACAGATGGTAAAGATACTTTTGAATTATCTACTAATGATGTGAATGAAGGAAGATTTCGTATCAAGAATGTGGATACGACTACTGTTCAAATCAGGGCAGGTGGAGACAGTTATTTTAATGGTGGTAACGTAGCTATTGGCAATACTGTACCTAGCACTAGTTATAAATTTCAAGCGCAAAGTACGACAAATCAAATCGTTCAACTTTGTTATAACTCTAACGCTTCTTTTACCCAAGACGTTCATAATTGGGATACCATTAGAGCAGCTACTGATGCTTTTAATTTTTTTAGAGCCAGATCTGATGTTGGCGGTTCACCAGATAG